ACTTTCGACCTCATAACCGTGCTTTAATAATCTTTTGCTAATGTGACCTTCGCCACAACACGGCTCAAAAATACTGCCCTTAAAAGTTTCTACAGATAATAAAGCGTCAGTAGCTTCGAATGGCGTTGCATAGAAATCATCTTTTTGCCGATCTCCGCGTGCATTAAACCCAATAGACTGCATTGCTCTTGCGCGGCTCACTCTACAGCCCTCGCATATGAAGCCATCAACAACGCTTCGGCTCTGTGTTCATCTTTCTTGCGCTTGAGTTGATCGCTCATTTTGGGAAATTGTTGGATGGCTAGGCGTCGTGCACCGTCTTTGTCTGCCGGTATGTGTAACGCTTTTTTCCATGCTGAAGGCGTTACAATCTGGTGCTTGATGTTGAGCACGCCCACCGTTGAAAGGATCTGACCGTAGCCCATGCCAATCTTAAAGGCAGAACTTACGCCTTGCTTGGGTCGTGCGCCTTGCTTCTCTATTATAAGGAAGTCAATCTGCGTGCTTTGCAGTATGTCTTTCAATTCGTGTGCGTTTAAGCCACCTTCTGCAAAAACAGGTAGATCATACACTTGGCACCAATCTCCGCAGAGTAGGGCAACGCCACCAGTTTTGTAACCTGGGTCAATGCCGCAATAGGTTCTATCTAGCCCCATTTTCGGCCTCATATCTGTGCTTTAATATTTGCTGAAGCAAGGACGCTACGCTGCGACGATCCTCTTTTGCTTCGTTTTCTAGCTGGGTTTTTAACTGCCCATCAATTCTGACGAACAACGTAACCTGTTGATTTTCCATGTAAAACTCTCATGCTTGTCGTTTTATTCTAAAATACTGTGTTTAGTACTTGTATAATGATAGCAAATTGCTATATGTATAAAGGAGACAACAGCAACACAGGAGCAATACAGTGTCAGAATACGTTAAAGTCCGATTTGGATTATTCAACGATGACAACGATCCAGTTTATGATGGATGGTATAAGCCGCAAGATGGTAGGTGGAACGGATGGTTGCAACCTTATTGCGATGAAAAGACTTTCAAGCAAATTTACAATGACATCAAACCATCAGAGCAAGAAATGCAAAGCTATGATGAGGATGAGCGTGAATATTGGGATGATATTAAAAACCAGAAGCCAAACAAAGATGGTTACTATGATGTAGCACATGGCATCTGTTGGTGTAGTGAGGACGATTGATAATGAATAAGGTTAAAACAGAGTTTCCTAACTTCGACGATTTAGAGTCATTTGAGAAAATACTGAACGCATTAAAAGGTGAGGGCTTTGAGGATTACTCATGGCACAACGATGCTATGCCTTGCATTGGCAAAGACATTGGCAATGACTTTCACCTCATTATATGGGTTGATTACAAAAATCCAGATTTGGCAGAGTTTGTTGATGAACGTAAAGACGGCTCAATGAAGCAATTTATGTTTGGTGAACGTGATGCAGATGGTGAATACACAGAGGAATATCACTATGATGATGCAGACAAACTCATTGCAGACGCCAAGAAAATACTAAACGCATAACAATGGGAGAAGAATAATGAACAAGGTTAAAACAGAGTTTCCAGACTTCGACGATCTAGAGTCATTTGAGAAAATACTGAACGCATTGCATGACTACGGCTTTGAAGATGTTTCATATCGTAATGAGGCAATGCCGTGTTTAGAGGCAGTCAGTGAGTTTATGTATCTTAGTCCAGTTACATTGGTTGTATGGGTTGATTTTAAAGATCCGCAAAAATCAGATGCAATGGATGAGCGTATAGATGGAACAATAAAACAGTTTGCTTTTGAGGAGCGTGACGTTGATGGGGAAACTGACAATGAGCGTTACTTCGATACTGTGGAGGGACTAATTGAACACGTTAAGGACGTTATGAAACTAGGTGAGCAAGAAAGCTCAGATTAACAAAATGTATTCTTCTATACTTACGGAATACATCTACCAGATGCATGGTGTGCATGTTGTATGGACGCCATCGCATCTCTATGAGGAAACCCCATTTTAACAAAGGAGAAACGAATGAAATACATTATTGACCACGACCACGCTTGCAGAGTTTGCCAAGGCAAGCAACGCATTTTCAGATGGGAGTACTCACCATCAACGGCAAAAGAAGTGCTTGTAGGTGAGGACTGTGATTATTGTGTAGGCGGTTATCGCGCCATAACCATAGGCAAAAAAAACAAATACTAGACATACTGTCTAACATTAATATTCTAAAAAAAACTGGAGGAAATAGCCATGAAGTATGGAGGCTTCATTTTTGGTGCGTCGGAAGATCACCAGAAACAGCAACGCAATGGAATAAAAGCATTAGCCAAAGCACAAAGCGCAGAGGTTAAATGGTTTGTAGAAGAAGAGGGGCGTCAGAGGCGCGATACAGAAGACCGTGAGGAGCTACAAGCGTGCGCTAAGTATTGCCGCACCAACAACGCCACTTTCGCACTCAGTTCGCTCTCTGGATTCACAAAACGCAAATGGCAAGGCTTAACGTGGCTCAAGCATCAGATCGAAATGCATGACATGACTATTGCCGTTGCAGACGATCCAACCATAAGCAAAGGTTCGTTGCACGTACTGAGTGCGGCGGCAGACATACAACGCAAACGTGTTGCAGAGACAAGCAAAGCGGCGTTGGACAATATAAAGCGCAAACTCGATGCCGGTGAGGAGGTCATTGCCAAACGCTCTGGCAGAAAGGTTGATAAACTAGGCTTGCACAAAGATATTAGTAAGTCTGGGAAGCTAGGCAATCAAGCCCAAGCCAAACTTGCAGCAGAACGTGATGCAGACGTTTGGCCAGTAATAGAGCGTTATCTTACTGAAGGGCTAGGCTACAACGCGATTGCACGACAATTAAACTTAACAGAAACACCCACGCCAAATGACAAAGCTAGGTATAAACGCGATACCCTAGGCGTCTGGTATGCCTCAACGGTTCGCAATATCGTTATGAGACGGCGTGGTAAACGCTTGTACTATGGCGATAAAATTTAAATAGGAGGAGCAAATGAACAAGCATATCAATCAAGAAGTTTGCGAAAACTGTGGAAAACAAATAGTAGACGGCTTGCATAATTGTTGTGATTTTATTGCAAAAAATAATAATTATACCGATGAACAAGACACAATTGAAGCGATCCCCAAAAGCGGTAAGGACTTGCGTGATTTTCGCCAGGCTATGTCTAAGGCTTTTTTGCAAACACAGATAAGCCTAGAGCACATGGTATATCTGGACAAAAAATCATGGTCGGAATCTCATGAGTTAAGCAAGTTTATCTTTGGCTCTGCTGACCGACAAATGCTGTTCTGGATGTTTGCAATTGATCCGATTGGGGAAGGATTTAGCCCTAAAACAGCCGCACAGTATTTGCGACGTGACCGCACAAGTGTGTCAAAGGAACTGAGCACCATGCACGATTTACAGCTAATTTATCGCAATACAAAAGAAGGCTTTCAGCGTTATTATCTCCCAAGCAAAAAGCTTACAGATAGTGCTCTTTGGTTTGCAGAATACTATGTAGATGTGACTTTGCGCGTTACTGAAGAACCTGCAAGAGATAGATTTTTTAAATATCGTGAAGCTGAACAATCTTTTTTCAAAGACTTAAATAAACGTGGTAGGGATGCACAGTAAAAGTGTTAGGCTGTCACATTGTTTTTTAGTTTTACCATGCTAACCTTAGAGACAGGAGAAAGACAGCAATGAGACAGAAACGACGCAAAAGCAATCCAACAGTGCTCAAGATGGGCATGGGGTTGATGCGGTTTAAGAGACGGGTTGATATACCTATGTGGCATGTCGATCATATCCAAAAGACCGTTAACATTCTGCGTGAGTATGCGGATCGCATCGAAAGTACGTTGGAAAGCAATTCTATGCGAAACTCAGACAAGACGTTGGCGGCTCAGTACATGATCCAATCTATGAATACGGACATGGCTTGTATGACTCCAAAAGACCCCAGAGAACGTGGGGCAGAACGCGGTGGATATAATCACGGTTATGGTCGTGGTTATCTTGACACAAACGGCTTTGACGAGTTGTTAGCGCGGGATGATATGGATGACTAAATACTACGTTTAGTAAGTATAAAAAAGTGTTTAGTACTTGGATAAAAAAAGAAAGGACTACGATGTTGAGGCAACAAAAACATTATAGTGAAGTATTAGAGGGCAGTAGCGGTATAACTTCACGTAATCAGACCAAGGGAAATGTATATGCTATTCGTATAATATATATTATTTCTCTTTATACTATACGAACTAACAACCAGTGCAGAGTGATTAAACAGTACTGTCAGAACAGTCAAGTCTGTGCTGTACTTGGGGATATAATAGCGGGGCTTTCATTATTTGTCCTTTTATTCC